TGCCATATTCATCTTTATCACTATCAATAAGACTTGTTAGGTTATTTCTATGTACTCTTACACAACCAGGAATATCAACTATAGGTTTACTTATCTTAGGTAATATTGGTACATCAACTTTCCATATCGGTATTTTTTGAATATCAATTTTGTTTATGTGTATTTCCATTTTTAAGCCAAGAAGACTCTAAAATTTTAAGGTCCGCTCTATACATATTATCTGTGTAAGATTCTTCATTAAACCACCTGTCAATAAGTTGTGCTTTTCTTTCTAGATATTGTTGTTCAGTCATTTAATAATCGGCATAGATGGGCCTGTCATTTTAGGTAAACCTTGATCTAATAATTTAGGCATCATACCTTGTACGTTACCTAAAATCTCGTTCATAATTCGTGCTTTAAAATTTTCTGAAGTTACATACTTGTAACCAAAGTACGCTCCACCACTCATGGAAGCTACCATAACAAATGAGACGATACTTAAAATGTTAGCTATTTTTTGAAACATGATAAAGTTTGCAATTTTAAAAGCTATGTCTGTTATGAGCATAGCTGTATTACTACTCATTATAGGTCTATCTCCTCTTTACGTCACAATGAGTCTGATGACTAGACAAATAGAAAAGATTAATTAACTACTTCTACTAATACAGTTTTTCTTTTCTTTGTATCAAGTTCTTGTGATTGTTTTACCTCATTTTCATAACAATATTTTTTTAGTAATAAGCCATCTCGTTCAATAACAAGATTAAATATTTTCATTTTTAAAGCTTCTAAATCTTTTTCTGACTTTTGAATTTCTTTTGTAAGATTGTCGATTTGATTTTGTTTGTTAAACATAATTAGAAAAAATTGTAATTTAATTAGTCAGCAGCTTCAGGTGTGTTTCCCTCTGCTACCCACTCAAGGTATTCTTGGTAATCTTTGTTTGCTTCACAAATAGGAATACAAGCACCATCACTTCTAATAATAGAAGTTTGTTTGTCATTATATTTAGGAGATTTTTTATATGTATAATTCATAATTCAGCATCCCCAGCAAGAAATCCATTTGCATTTGCACAAACTAAAGAAACAGCATTACCAGCATTATAACTACCACCTGTCAATTGGACTCTCATTCTATCGCAATTGCTACTACCAGCTATAATTGCACTAACAGTGCTTGCGTCTGTTGTAGATTGCTCATCATCTGAATTTAAATTTCCAGCAGTAACCGTTGGGGCTGCTCGCATTACTTGTGGCATTATAAATGCAATTCTTGCACTACTACCAGCCTCTACTCCAGAACCTAAATAAATTGAAGTTGTGCCTGTACCAAAAGCTGGAGTTCTAAAAAAATATCTCTGACATAAAGCGAGCTCCTGTGCGAATGACCTATGCTCAAAATCTGTTGCCACGCTGCCTACTTCTAATTGAACTGCTGTCATTTCCCAAGTAGCACTATTTGTTGTGTACCAAGTGCTAGTCATATCTGGTGCTTGATCTGACGCACTTGTAGCTTTCCATGTATTTAATGTATGTCCTGATGTTGTTTGATTTGTTCCATAAAATAATAAAAAGTAAATTTCTATTCCTTCTCCATTATCATTACTGAATTGTAAGCCACTATTTCCTTTAATTGAGTGTGTTACTTTTGTCCATGTATCAGCAGCAGTTGGAGTCATAATAAAAGAATATTGTTTACTTGAACCATCTTTACTTTCTATAACAACGTAAAAACTTTGATTTACACTTGATTTAAACCAAAAACTTAAAGTTACATAACTTGTTTCTGACAAATAATTCCAACCAGATGTAGCTAAATCTTGATCTTCGACTAAATAACTTACAGAAAATTGATCTCCTGCACCTGCACCACTAGACTGATTTCCGTTTGTTATTTTAATTGCTTTTCTAAACCCTTGAGTATAAGGCGTAGTTCCACTTGCAACATCTACTTGTGCTTGTGTTGGGTTGTTATCAAGTCCTGAAAAATTAGTTTTAAATCTATCAACAGTTTGATAGCCAGAAGATGTAGATGACGTTCCACGTTGGGCTATAGTCATCGCTCCGTTAATTGTGAGTCGTCTATTACTTAGGTTATTAGTAATATTTGCAGTACACGTTCCATCAGTATTGTTGACAGTAATAGCAGCAGTACTAGCTCCTACCCCTTTTATCGAATTTACCTTGATCTCTGACATAATTAACTAGGTTTTGGATTAGCGTCTTTTACTTTCTTAATTGCAATATACCATTCACCTTTCTTTGCGTCCTCTCCAAACTTACCAGAATCAACATCACGAAACAGTTGATCAAATTGTTCGCCCATTCCGAGATATGTTGTACTATTACCATCGCTGTCCTTTCCATGAATCAATCTGTCAGTCACATATTTTGTCTTTGCATTTTCAACCGCTATTGCTTCTCTGGCAGAAATTTCTTCAGCAGTTAAATCAACTGTTGTTATTTCTCCAGTTTGAAGATTAAAAAATTTTCTTGTATTTGACATAATTAATCGTGATAAGTTATAAGGTGTACTTCTCCAGCGGAGAATGAACCACTCTCTGGCAGAATCCTTATGCTACTTAAGGCACTATCCAAATGTCTGTAACCATCAATTGTAAAGACATGATCGGGTGTACCATTTTCAGTTAATCTTGCAAAGCATTGCCATCTGTGTTGAGCATTAGTAAGACTAATAAATCTAAAAAATCCACTTGTTGTATAACTTCCAGCCAATCCATGAGAGAAAAATCCGCCAGTGTTTGATTCACTAACAAGACTTGAACTTCTATGAAATCCTGATCTGCAAACATAAGTAGATGTTTCTATACCTCCAGAATCCCCTATTCTGATTCCCCAATCTACTGAAGCAGTTTGTACTGATCTAAATATCACATCAAACATTCTAGTGTCAGCCGAAAATCCTGTGTAATCAAGACTCGTTGAATTTAATGTTGAAGAACTCGTTGCTGTATATCCAGAAACATTAGTTAAATTTGCACCTGATAAAGCTGGTAAATTACCAGAAAGTTTTGTTGCATCTAGTGTGCTTTGACTTGTAACAAGCGTTCCATCTGCAATATCAGGTAAAGATATAACTCTGTTATTACTAGATGAAGAGGGTGCTTGTAAGCTGAAAGACCCACCACCTGATGCTGCGTTTAGTTTAATCTTTGCTGTCATGGTTTAGGATATTTGTCTTTGATAGCTTTGATGGCAGTTTTCCAACCAGCTACACCACTATGATAAATCGTATCAAGCTGATCTTCAATACTTGGATATTCTGCTCTACGTTGAGATTTGTAACTATCATTTTCTAAATCCCAAGTAGCCTGTAATGAAGCAAGACCAGTTGTGCAATCTGACTCTGTAGGTTTTGCTCCACCATCTAAAACAATTAAATTTGCGTAAATTTTATTACTTGAATCACTCCAACCAAACCATTGCCCTGTTCTAACAGTAATAAGATAGTCTTCTATTGAATCAGGTCTGCCGTTAATGTCCATTATGTGTCACCAATTCTTTTAAAAGTAAAGTAAGTTGTATTTTTATTTGTATCTCCATTTGTTTGCGTGCTACCACTATTAACATTGACGTGAAACTTAACTTTGTGTGTACTTGTATCTGTTACATCAAAGTAAATTTTAGATACACAAGAGCTAAAAACATTTCCACCACCATTGTAATAACTGTTAGCTCCCCGTGCAGCTTCAGTGAAATTTGTTCCATCAGTTGTTGCGAATATTTTAGCTAAATGAAATCTTGAATCTCCGTTAATTAGTCCATCAAGATGAAAAGAAACCTCATACATACCAGTAGAAGGAAAAGTAAATATTCCTGATGATACCGACATTGCAGAGCCTATAAATGCTGGACTATGTGTATCAACTCTTTCAATATTACTAGAAATAGGTTCACTAGCCCCAGTAAAAGATGTTGTTAATCTATATTGATCTAACATTGTAATTCCAGCAGTTATTCCACTTACACCGCTATTAGTTATAGACATTCTTTCAACGCCACCAGTTGCAAACTTTATAGTGTCAGCAGCAGGAAATGTTATACCAGTATTGCTATCTGTTCCTGTTAAAGCTGGTGCGGAAACTGACCCGTCAACTCCAGAAATGCCAGTAGTACCGTCAATATTTAAAGCCATAATTAAAGAATAACAAGTAAACTGCCAGATGGCACAGTGATAGTGACACCGGCATTTACAATCGGACTTACTGTGTGTGCATTTTTTCCTGATGTTATCGTATAATCCGTTGTCACGTTAGTGTCCGATTCAAAAAATACCTCATCATTACCTCCTCCCGTAGCTCCAGCACCACCTCCCACAGCAGTAAACTCAGATCCGTTATATATTTCAGCAGAAGTGGTCGTACTGTTAAATCTAAAGTCTCCTGTCGAAGGAGAACCAGGTCTCTGTGCGGTAGTTCCAACAGGTATCTGTAAAGCTGTTGTGTAGTTATGAATAACATCACCAGTAAATGTTGCTCCTGATAGAGGTGCTAGTCCAAAATTTGTAGTAGCAACCGGGCCGACAGTTACATATCCATTATTAGCTGCATTTCTTATTTTTAAATTTCCATCAGATGTATCAACGTGCCATTGGAACGCATAGTTAGTTGTTAAAGCCCCAGATTTACTATTATTAGACGCAATAGCCTGTAAAACATTATTGATGTCTGCTCTTACGGCACTTCCTGTTCCGTTATCAATTATAAAATCGTGTTCTGCCATTTAAAAAACTACCTTGTGCATATTCTACCCTCCTTTACCAAATCCGACAGCCTGATATGTGAAATTTCTATCAACTGAAGCATTTGATGAATTTTTGAAATGGACAGTAAAACCCGTTCCAGAAACACTGCTTATTTCAAAAAAATCTCCTGATGCCATATTTTGAGCATTGATGCCAACAGAGGGTAGATTGGAATTTGCTCCAAGCAAAGAAGAAGTACCAACAAAAAATGGATTGGTAAACGTAACAGCCTTTGCACCTGCTCCGCTTGCAATAACATTACCTTGTTCTGTTCTTCTCTGTATAGATGCTGTATAACCTAACTGCGAAACTTTTATATCCTGTGCAACATCATTACTTGTTAATTTTGCTCTAAATTGAAAACCTCTACCTTTATAAGTTCCATTAGCAAATGTTTGAAAGTCTGAGTAAGTTGGTGAACCAGATGGATCATCCTGTGTAACCCTTACTAACATTTCAGCATTAACTTCTGTAGCTGTAGCACCATCAAAATCTGTCCATGTATCAAGATTTGCTAATCTACTATCTATTAAATCGTTAGGATAGAATGCTTCTGTTAAAAAATGACGTTTTAAATCAAGGCTAAATACACCACCTAAATCTAAAGTTGTACCACCTGCTGTTCCACCAAAATCGTATGTTCCTAAAGGATTTATACCGCCAAAATCATCTAAAGAAGGAACTGTATCAAAATCTGTAATTGAATCAAAGTTTCCTACACCTGTTAAATTTAAACTATTAGTTGTGGCATCGAAAGCAACATTACTTAAAGTACCTTGAAATTTAGGATTATCTAAATCTTCTCGTCTTGTCTGTGTTATTAAAGGTGCTTGATTATCAGGAAGATCAAGTATAAAACTTGTTTCACCTGCACAAAATCTTCCTCCATCATCTTGGAATTTTAAAATGTACTCGCCTTCAAGATAAGGAACTTCCGCAGATGTAGTAGCACCACTAAGAGCTTGAATAAGATCAGTAGCATTAGAAAAAGTTCCGCTACCATCAGTTAAAGGAGAATGTCTGACATACACCCTACCTCCATGAGTAACATCTAAATCTGTAGAACGATTCCAACGTAATCTTACTAATTTTTCATTTATTGGTTCACCTGATAATCCAGTTACATTTGCTGGTAATGCAGTTTTGCCTATTGCGTTAAATGTTAAATCACTCGAAGATGAACTTAACTGTAAAGCAGCATTGAAACTAAAAACCTGTATTTCATATGTGCCGACATCGGTATTGAATATTTCAAAATCAGGACTGCCAACTGTTGTCGAAACGAAATTACCATTGTTAAATCTATAATTAACTGCATATTGGGTTACACCTGTAACGGGCTGCCAACTTATTATTAATTTAGAAACTGCCTGATTATTAATTAAAACAATTTTTTCTTGTGCTTGTAATGCACTTGGTGGCTGACGTTCTGCGGTTAACGTTGTTATTGATCTTGGTTCTATTGTTTCTCCATCTTCAATAAACGCATATTTTTCATTTACATAACTCAATGCAGTTATCGCATAATTAACACCCTCTGATTCTTGTACAGTTATTACTCTGAACTTTTGAGCTTGAACCGTATCATCTTGCAGTAACCACACTGTATTAGCATTTGGAGTCTGAGAAAAAGCAGAAGATACTGTTATGACTGCACCTGAGATACTTGATACTGACTTACTTTCAACAGTTCCATCAGGTAATATCACACTTAAGATTGGATTATTTGTTGTTGGTAAATCAGTTGCAGTAGTATCATCTACTGTTATTTCGGTTGTTGTAGCGGAACTTACTCTTCCACCTCTTCTAAGTCCAGAACGTACAGGGTCAGCTATATCTATAACTGCACCTGGTCTTACTATAGATCCACAATCTATTGATGTTTCAAATCCAACTATTTCAGACTCATTTTGCTCACTGAATAACATTGCTTTACCTAATCTTCGAGCTTGTCCTCTGCTAGTACAAGCAAATGCTTTTACTCTTTTTACAATGACTCCATATTTTGCTATCGCATCATCATCTTCTACAAATTCATAATCTACATCACGCAGATCCATGTCATAATATGCAACTGATATAACAGTGTTTCTTGTTTTTAAACCGCTTCCTGAGTAGTTAAAACCTTGTTCTGTGACATTAGCTAAATTAAATAAATAAGACGCATCCTTTGGACTATCCTGTGTAAGCTGTATCGTTCCAGCAGCCCACAATGGCATACATCTCATTACACCAGCTAACTCATTTATTAATCCATATGCTTCAGATGAAGATTGTATAACAACATTGCAACTAAATCTTGCTTCTTGACCTCCGAATCCATCATCAACCAATGTATTTGCAAATTTACTTGCAGTAACAAAAGAAAACAAATCTAATGAACTTTCTGTTATATGAGAACCAAAACCATATCTAGTATTTGTAAGAAGATCAAGTAACACCATTGCAGGGCATGAACACCATTGGGCTGCACCCATAACTCCATTGAAAATGTATCCATCGGGATAGATAATACGACCAGTTGTGCTGTCAACAGTAGGAGTGCCAGAACTGTTTGCACCTGCACCTGGTATTTTTACTTTTATTCCTCTAATTTTAAATTTACGAGAAGGTGCAGAACTAAACGACATAGAATCTACTCGTAAAGCAGTATAAGCACTATTCAAATATTTGTTATTGTCATCATTAATTTCAGCAAGGGTAGTCCACTGAAAAGAATCCTGTAAATTAGAATCTGTGCTATCTTCTGTTATTCTTGTTACCCTTATGTCAACAGGGAAGCTTCCGTTTATATCTATCCTATATTCTTTCTGATAAGCGTCTGGAGTTCTACCTGTAACCGTGTCTGTAATAATATCAGTAAAACCACCAGAATTATATTGAATTGAGATTTTTAACTCTATACTTGAACCTAATAAATCACCATTATCTGTCGCTTTTTGTATCTGAGGAAAAGTTAATGTAACTTTTGCAGCGTCAACTGTTGTACTTGTAATTGTTCTTGTTACAGGAGTATCTTTTGTAACCTCAACTCCAACTGCGGTAAGAGATGAACTATTTTCTACACCAAGTACTCTTTCTTGATCTGAAGTTCCAAAACGTATTCTTAAATCATCTTTAGTTACAGCAAAATTAAAATCGGTTGATTCTGGATTAGCTGAATCTGCTGTTGATTTTAAAACAGGGGTTTCATTTAAAAAAATATCTTTTAAGGCTGCATTTGTATATGCGTCTGTACCTCTTGTTCTACCTTCTTTTGATGGTGAAGCAAAACCCTCTATTTCTCCTTCAGAAATCAAATCAAGAAATGTTGCAAATTGTCTACTATGTAAAGTATCGGGAGTTCTTGTAGGTTTAGGAGGTGCAGAGGCAGCAGGATTACTGGAAGAAGGTACTTGTTGTACTATAGTTCGTGCAGGTTGACGGCTACCACCACCAAGACTACCTCTAATAATTTTTGGTTGTTTCTTTTTTGTCATGCTCTTACCTGATCTGTGTCTAATGCTCCACTGATAACTATAGAACCAGTTATTATTTCACCATAAACTAAAGGCACTGGAACGCCAGCCCTACCTGTATTTTGAGTTCCAGAAAAATTATATGAAAGTCTTGGATCACCTGATGCTTCTGTTTCAGCAAATGAACCCGATCCAGAAGTTAAAGGTTTAAATTCTGGCACAGGAAATAACATTTCACTTACACCTGTTAATGCTAAATTAGCTCCAACAAGAAGCATACTTTTAGATAAAAGACCAACTTTTGCAAATGATCCAGCTTTAAAACCTGCTGCCAAACCTATATTTCCTGCTGCGACAGGAACAAAAAACGCACCTGCAATTAAAGCAGCACCTAATAATACTTTTCCTAAACCTCCTCTTCCTCCAGCACCGCTTATTACAGGAACAATATGTATATCTTCCTGTCCTATTGGGTGGTGTATTTCTTCCTCATTAACAGCATAATTTCCAACTTTTACCTGATAATATTTAGGATTCATAAACTTTTCTACTTGCGGAAAATTATTAACAAGAAAACTAATTGCTTTTGGTAAAGTATCTACTTTTACTTCAAATTCTTTATGTCCAATAAATTCTGCAAGCTCGCCATATAATTTTAATTTACGCAACATAACGATACCTCCCTCCTGTACATTTTAATAACCATTCAGAATATGGTTCTTTACAAGAAAGTCTACCTACTTGATGGTGTAAAACATCCCCATCTAAAAAAATAGCTACATGATTTAAGCCTGGAGAACCTATAGACATCAATAAAGCATCATTATCTATAGCTTTTTCTTCTGATCTTAGTTGTCTAAATCCAGTTCTCCATGCACAACTTTCAAATAATGGATTTAATAAAAAATCTTCTGGTGTTGTAGGGCGTTCCCAATCTCTTAATTCTATATTTAATTTTTCTTTATAATAATCCCTTACAAAAGCCCAACAATCAGTTACACCCCACACCCAAGGTCTACCAAATAAAGGTGGTTTGTATCCGCATGGTTCATAATATCCCCACTCTTCTGTTTTTGGATTAACAATATGCCAAGGTAAATTTCCTTGCTCGCAACTTATTTTATCTGCTTGACTTGCAACAGGTCGTGATATTGGATGACTATGTACAATCGCAGTTATATCACCTAAGTTACTACCTTTTATGTAATCCTCTGGATCAATAATAAAACATTGATCTGCTGTAGTTGATAAATTATGACAGGGATAATACTTTTCTTTACCTTTAATATTTAATAAAAGACCACAAGACTCTGTTGGATCTACATTTTTTGCATGGATAAGCGCATCTTCTTTCCAAGTCACGATATAAATGTGCCAATAGAAGGAAAATCTTTTTTTGTAACCTGACGTTTAGGTGCGATAACACCAACCAAGTCGAATACTGCTGCAAGTTCAAAAGTAACTACTTCTCTATTTTCTGATGCTTTTCTATCTATCTTATAAATTTCTTGCGGAAACTCTGCTGTAGGATCTGGCGTTCCTAAAGGATTTATACCATTAGGAAAATTAATAGCATCTAAATAACGTGCAAGAGTTCTTATTCTTGTTACAGTCGCTCCAGTAAGATCATTACCTGTTGTTACTTGATTTACATTTAGCAAAATAGCTGTAATAGTTCCCAGTGCATTACTTATTGTCATAGTAGGTCTAGGTAACTGTCCTTTTTGATAGGCAAAACCTTCAACCTGTATTGGAAACTTTAAATATTGATCGCCAGCCCAAATAATATCTCCGTTAGCATTTAAATTTGATCCATTATGAAATCTGTATGTTTGTGCAGAACCATGTATCGAGGCATCTGTTGTAATTGTAAAAAGTTCAATTACTGCTGAAGGATTTACTTTTTGTAAATCACTAATAATAGAAGCTGTACTCATGGTTCAAATACCTCCCTAAAGGTTGTCTGAATCGTTGCTCTATTATTATATGGTATAAATTTTGACCATTTTTCGCAAACAAATTTCTGTGAAGCAGCCTCTCCAGGTGCGGTAAAATCAAAACTGGCACTATCATTTGCACGGGCATCAAGAAAGGTTTCTATTTCATCTGCTTCCGTTTCCGATACATTAAAGGTGAAATTATAAACCTTTGGATTTTGATGTTCTGCTAATCCAAATAATATTCTGTGTTCAAATCCGTCAGCAAAACGAACTGTTCTAGTGTTTGGTGCAGATCTTTTCTGTTGTCCGTATGTAGGTTTAATATCTGGAAAAGTAGCCATTATGCAAGTAAACCTCCAGGTCTTTTTTGCTTAATTAATTCTGATTCTATAGCAACTGAAATCAAACGACCAAGTTCTCTACCTTCTTCTTCATCTCCTTCTACATTAGAACCAGAAGCATCTACGTTTACTACGATATTTGTTGCACCCATAGCATGATTTGGAGTTACTGTTCCTGTAGCTCCAGGAGTAAATATTTCAGCACCTCTTTCTCCTACTAAATAAGATTTTCCTCTCTGTGCTGTACCACCATTAGCTAAATGTCTTGTTAAATCATTTGCAGTTGCTCCTACACCACCTGCTGTTCCAGTACCAAATGAGCCAGGTAATAAATTAGCACCACTTGGAATACCAGTACCAAACATTCCTCCACCAAAAGCATTTGCAAATAATCCCATAAATCCTCTTGATATTTGTGCAGCCATCATTTGTGCAGCCATATCTAAGAAATGATCTGCTATACGCATAAACATATTTCTGAACGCATCCCCTACACTCATTGTTCCTCTTATTATTCCTTTAAAAGATTCTGAAAAAGCAGAACCAAGTGTTTTAGATAATTCAACTACTTGAAACTGTACATCATTTAATTTTCTTAATTCAGCATTTACATCTTCTAATCCTTTTCTAATTCCACGATTAGCTGCCTCTGCTGCATCTCTGTTTTCTGTAAATTGATCTCTAACTTTTGTTAATCCCTCTAGAAATTGTTGATTTTTATCTACTAATTCTTGTGTTGCATTTTTTTCTTGATTTAATTGACCTAATCTTTTTCTATTAGCACCTGCATTTTTACCTTCCCCCTGACCAAAACCTGCCGTTTTTAATTTTTTTTCTTTTTCTAACATTTCATCAAGCATTTGATTTATTGTTTCTTCAACACCAAGCCTTCTTACTGAATTTATAAATCTCAACTCATCATCTAGTGTCAAATCTTTATTTATTTTTCTTATCGCCGCCAATGCAGATTGAACTGTATTTGCTTGTGCAATAGCATCAAATTTAGCAAAATCTCCTCCAAATTTTTCAGCAAATAATACTGCATTATCACCAAATCGTTTGAACTCTTGTAATGCTTTAACAGCTTCTTCTTTTGTAATACCCAAAGACTTACCTAGTTGTCTCACTTGTGAGCCACTAATATTTGAACTAATACCCATCTGTTCCATTTCTTTGTTAAGTTCTCTAATAGATTTTCTAAAATCAAGAGTTTGCTGTATTTGTTGAGCTATTGCAGTACCAGCTATAGATAAACCAAAACCAAAACCTCCACCTAAAGCACCACCCAAAGCACCACCGATACCACCACCAGCAGCACCTAAAGCACCTTGACCAAATAACAAAGGGAAGCCACCACCAATAAGAGCATTGCTAATAGATCCTTTAACTCTCTGCCCTCTAGTAGCAGCAAAACTACCTCCTGGAGCAAACTGACTTCTTATAAGAGAACCAATACCAGGTCTATTTGCTGTCGCAGCAGCATTAGCAGTAATCTCGTCTGCTCTTTGGCTAAATGCTCTAA